AGGATATACTGCTGAACAAACGGTTGATATGTTCAGTAAGATGGTGGATGCACAAGGTTTATTGACAGCATCTTCTACAGGATTATTTAACGTTGATTGGATGAACTCTCCATATTATAAACAGATGATGGAAGAGTTTGGTGGTGGCGACTACGCTGGTGGTGGTCGTGGAGCATACTCTCAGTACTTCACTGATGGTATGGCTAATATGTTCGGTGGTGGTATTCCTATAGCATATTTACAAAACATGTATGGTCAAGGTCAACAAGGAACATTTGAACCTACCGAGGAACAGAAAAAATTAGCAATCGCTGGTGCGCAAGCAAACTTTGTTGAAATGTTTGGTGGTGAAGAAAACTTTGGTAGAGTAATGCAAAGTTACTTTAGTGGATTTTACACACCAGAAGAACAAGCTGAGTTTATGGCACGCCAAGCAACTATACAGGCACAACAACAATTAGAATTGGTTCAAACTCAACTTGATGCATTGTCGGAACAGTTCGAAGGCATTGATCCAGATCTTGCACAAAGACTTGAAGGTATTACAAGTAGAGAACAAATAGAAGAAGCAAAAGCTGAGTATAGAAAGGCAATTGAAGCCGCAATGGAATCGGGTGATATGGCACTTGCTGCAGAACTCCTACAGAGTGCAGACATATTTACTCAAGCGGCAGAGATGCAATTACAGGCCGCAGAAATGAACGGCGAAGCGGCAAGTAGTGCTCAAGACTATGCAATTGGTCAAATTGAATCTGGTTATTCTGGTGTATATGTTAGTACCAATCAGGCAAGTGGTAATTTAGGAACTTCTGCTGCGCTGATACAAGATGATATGTCATCAGAACCATCTGCACAAGTTAATGCAATTACGCCTATTGTTATGGGTGGAAATACTGTTAATAATTCTTCCGCACAAATTAGTAGTATGGGTGGGGGATCTGGTTCATCTGTTAGAGATTATCATCCAATTCTTTCTATTGATGTTAGAGGAACAACTGCAGGTTATTTGGGGTTAGGTAGTAGATAATAAAAAGGGGACCGAAGTCCCCTAGTAATCGTTCTGGTGATTTTAAGTGCATATCACAACGCGACACTGCACTCCTATATGGATACCCAAGGCGATTAACCCTCGCGTTTAACCTTCAGCAAGTTTTTCAAAGTAAGTCAAACCATCATCATCATCTTCGCTTGACCAAGGATCGTCACTGGCTTCTTCAACCGTTTCTTTCCTTGTTTGAACTACAGGTTCTTCTCTAGTTGGCATGGGTCGTTCAACATGAGAAACCTCTTGGTTTAAGTCAAGAACAAAGTTTAGTCGATCTTTCAACTCATCATAGGTCTTGAAATTGGTTTCGCTGATAAACTCATTAAGAGGATATTCAGTATTCCAAATTCGTTCCAAATCATCTTCATCTTCAGATAATGGTTCTGGAGAATCAAACTCAGACTTGTCGTAGTTACGATAACCTTCAACATTACGAATCTTCAACTTGAAGTTTGCACCTTCCCACAAATCAAAAGGATTTACAGGAGTTTCATCATCAAACTCTGGGTTCATCATGTCATTCAGCTTGTCAAAGATTTTCTTGCCAAACTTGAACAACTTAACTTCGCCTTCGTTTTCAGGATTAGAAGGATCTTTTACAACGTAGATGTTTGCGATGTAAGAAAGACGACGCTTTTGCTTACGTGCAATATCTTTGTCCGAATCCAAACCAGAGTTCCAGAGAGCTGAGTTATGCTCAGACACCGGATCTTTTTGGTTGATGGTGGTCAGTGAGTTTTCAATATACCACTTACCCGTTGGACCTTGAAAAGAGTGAGACCACAACTGAACCCAAGGCATATCTTCATTTTGTGGTGAAGGTAGAAAACGAATAACGGCATAACCGTTACCAGATTTATCTACTGATGGTCGCCAGAAACGAGTATCCTCATAGGATTTCTTTTCTGATGTTCCACCAAGCTTGGTGATCTCGTTAGTTAACTTCTTGAGATCTTTGTTGCGTTGACGTTTTAGTTCTGCAAAGTTATTTGCCATATGTGTTACCTCGTATGTTTTTGTATGTTAATTGTATTTTTGTCTTATCCACTTTTTTCATTATGTAATGGTATACAGTCAACTGACCATATTCCTTAGTGCAGATTTATACCTTCCGATATCAAACGCCATAAAGGGCCGATACTTCTTGCACAATCTGCTGACCTCATCGTATAATGGGTCAGATAGTATATTATCATAATCATCCATAAATGTCAAGATGTCATTTAAAATAATTAATGTTTCTATACTAATTTCTTTTTGGAGGAACATACGAATGATCTCCGGATGTTCGTTCCGTTTAGTCTTAAAGAGATTATTTATCTCGCTTGAATCTAGATCCTCAAGAAATGATACTTCGTTGTTGAAGTTGTACGACAATGACTCTTGTCTCTGTTTCCATTTCTTGTACACAGATTCACATTCTTCTGTTAATAGATTACTAACGTATACTCTACCATTTTCAACAAAGTTTGCGACTAAGAATTCTTCTAGATAATTACCTTTAGCCTTACCTAGTCGCATAAAGACAAATCGGTCCTTTCTCTTATCAAAAGATTTCTCAACTGATCTTATCTTTTTGTCATATTTAAAGTAGTCGTAGTCAGACGTAAAATGGTTTTTGAGTGCTACGTATAATCCGTATGCGCACAATCCGTCCATATCAGTCCTTTATTGGTAATCTCGCACCAGAACTCACAACCATATTATCTTTGATTGCTTCCTTCTCTATTCTAGTTTTCATCTTAGCTGTAACCAAAGATGCGGCAGTCTCAACTTCAATATTGTTTTTTTCACAATACAAAAGAACAGCATCAATCATAGAGATTGGTGCCTTCTCTCGCATAATGTTAACAATATTTTTCTCAAAGTCTTTCTGACTAAGAATCTTCAGTTTTGCTTTTGATGGTTGTTTTTCTTCCATAGATACTGGCTGATGTTTATACAGTTTCATCTTCCTGAACTCCATCAAAAATTTCTACTTCAACTTCCAGAGGTTTTTTGGTGTTTCTTTCTTTTGCACGACGTATCGCATTTAGTCGTCGTTGTTCTTTATCTGCAAGTCTCCGAAACTTACGGTTAAGTCCTGTTGGGTCCGGCTTACCAAATTGCTTTGGTGGTTCTTGCACTGGATTGTCTGATCTCAGTCGCAAAATATTTGATGCAACATCTCTTGCATTATGAGGCAATTCTTGGTATAATCTCTTACCAGCTTTAGACGAATTACCCGCTTTCCTCAGTAGTTTTGCTTTCTTGCCGTTCATACGAATCTCCATTTGATGAAGACGCTAGTATACCACCATAGTCCGAACTTGTCAAGTAATCCAGACACTTTCCACAATTTAAATCGTTTTCGTATAGGCGCTTTAGCAAGTCACCCGAATTATCATAATCTGATTCACGGATGTCCCTGCATACGCACAGAATCATTTTTGCTGTGCGTATGCTTCTAGGTGCTTGATGTATTCTCCAATACTGTGGTCACCGAAACTATCAATCTTGCCTTGTTTTAGACCATTCCAGATACCACGCAGTTTGTCTTTAGTTAACTGCCATCCAGTAAGATTGCGAACAAGACCGTATGCGTTGATGTAACGGGCTTCACCGTGATGTTTGTATCCCAGAATCGCCGGTGGAACTGTAGTTACGATATCGTTATTGTTTCTCCAACGATAGTGACGAACGGGGAGACTCTTGCAGTATTTGTCCCAACCTACTCGTGGTGAACCATAAGTGTATAACTCTTCAACTTCAGGCATATCACCGTCTAATACGCAACGAGCGGAAATGATTGTTGCCATTGCGGCACCGAGACTATGACCCGTTACCCACACTTTGCGTTTACCAACTGCTTTGGGTGTTAAGTCTTCACGAATCATGGGCCACAGTTCGTCAACTTCTGACTTGAACCCACGATGAACACGACTAACCGTCTCAGACAAAACTGGCAATGCCTGAAGATCTGCTTTAATATCATTGAATTCTGTGGGTTGTGTACCACGACAGGCGATCACCAAATCATTTTTGTTTTGAAAACGATATGCCTGTGATCCTTCACGATTGTAAAACTCTACCTGAGTAAATCCATAAGCCTTGACCGCTTTCTTTGCCGCCTTTTCATCAAGATATGCAATAGAACTAAGGTTGGCGAATAACGCACTCTTGTCCTGAAAACTCATTTTACTAATCATTTCTTTTTCTCCAGTTTTTTAATTCTTGCATCAAGTTCGGGCCACACATCAAACTCGTGCAACTCTTTACACGGGTGACTGTGTTTTTCCAATTGTGCAATGCGTTTTTCGAGTTCGTCTATCTTCTTGGTAACATACGGATACTTTTTTCTCCAAGCATCTGTAGGTTGTTCAAACCAAGTGAGACCCCATCGTTCAACAAGATAATCAAGGAACTGGTCTAGTTTGGCATAACACCATAGACCAGCCCTTGTGTCTTTAAAGTATGCGAGAAATGCAGCGCCTGCTAATGAACCTAGAATTGCTGTGTAGATCCATAATGTGTCGCTAAACAATCTGTCTAAGATTTCCATATCAATACCTCCGTTAGATGAGGTATTTATATTTTTAGAATACAGAAGTGATAGCTAATTGTTCAATTTTACAACTTTGTTTTTTGTTGTCTTGAGCAATTTTAATTTTTCCACCAACTTCAATTTTGCGTTTGTTGGTTGAAATGTCAACAAC